AATAAATAGAGGTTTTATCTATGGCTAATGAACGACATACGGATGTACGAGAGTGGGAAGTTGATTCCTCTACTAGACAATCAGTACACCCTTATACAAAATACGATCCTTTCAGAGAAGCTACATCTACTACAGCATCAACTATTAAGAGTGTAGCAGTAGGAGAAGTTGCTACAAACTGGGTAACAAACCCTAGAGTAGAAGCAGCTCTTAGTGATGCTGATGGATTTACTGCTATTGATTCAGCTATCTCAAGAGATACTGGTCAACAGTCTGTTGGTGCTGCTTCCCTATTAGCAAACCCAGATGAAGGTAGCGCAGGGCAGGGTTGGTATTGGGAATCCCCCACAATTCCTTTCAGTGTAAATCCTCAACATCTAGCTGTTCAACTAGAACATAGAGGGGCATCAGCTGCAAGTGCCGTCAAACTAGAAATTAGAGATGCTGCTGGAACAACAGTTCTTGCCACATCTGGCTCCAGTAACTTGGCTACCAGTTGGACTAGAGTTACTGCTCAATATACAGTTCCTCCAAGTACCGCTGGTGCAGCTTATCGTCTTTATCTCACTACTCAAACTGATCACAACATTAACTTCTATGCTGATAAGATTATGTTTGAAGTACGTGAGGATACAAATGCTGTTTCTACTTATCTTGATGGGGCTACTGGAATTAACTATGAATGGACAGGTACAGCAAATGCTAGTACGTCTCTCAAGAAACCAGACATGTCAGTTATTAGAGGTATCTACATAAGGAATGAATCCACCACTGCTGCTGAGATTGTATATGTAGCTTTTGATACCACAGCCACTTCTACTACAGGGATTGCTGTATTGCCAAACCATTCGGATTTTGCTACTTCTGTATTTGAAACAAACTTCCCTCTGGATTTCAGAGGATATGTATCAGTGCTTGCAGCTAGTGGAACACCCACAGTTAGTGGGGTAATATGGGGTGCTGCTAATCTATGATTGATGTACAGTCAATTCCTAAGATGTCTAAATGGGCAGAAGATCAAGGTGTCTTGTTTTTGGAGAAGGCAACTGATGGTCGTGTTACATTAAGTGATATTGACTCTGCTCTTGATGAATATAAAAGATTGTATAAAGCAGGGATATCTTCTCCTGCTGAACTTCTTACATTATCCAGAGCTTATCCAGAGAATGGAATATATTCTAAAGCTCTAGTAAAAATGGGGATTAGGGATGATGATTCATTAGTGGTTGGGGGTCCAGCATCTATTGAACTTGTAGATAGAGAAGGACATCTTATAACTACTGAAGCTTTAAATAAAGCCTTTCAAAAATATATGGCTAACTTCAGAACTCGTAATACTATGGTTCTTCATAGTGATGTTCAAGTAGGATGGGCATTACCAGCTTACATTAGTAAGGGTGGGCAAATATTTAAATCTGGTGTAGATGATAAAGGTTTGTTCTTTATTACAGAACTTAGAAATGATACAAAGATTTCTCAGAAGGTTGCTGAACAAATAAATGAAGGAAAACTAAAGAGTTATTCTATAGCCGGTAGTGCCTTGAAAACTCAGACTATTCAAAAGGGCTTACAGAATGTAATGCAAGTAGATGAACTTGAATTGGCTGAGGTAACAGTATGTGAGAAGGGAGTTAATCAGGGGGCATCTTTCGACATTTTGAAAGCAGAAGGTTCAGCTACATCATCTTGTATTGATGGTAGTTGTTTAATTTCTAAAGGAGAATCTTGTAACTGTGGTTGCGATTCTCAAGGAGTACAACTTATGTTTAAATCAGATGGAGATATAGATTTTACCAATTCATTCTTTAGTCACATGGGAATGGTACAGAAGCTTGAACCAAAAGAAACTGACTCCTTTCCTACATTGGTTAATACGCAAGGTAGACAAGAAGAACATCACAGGCTACTAGAACGTTATGGATTCCCTGCGGAGTTAGAACCAGAGAATGCACGTTATACACCTGTTACAGAATATGATCCTTCTATCTTTGCACATAGAAAACCACCGTGGGTTGTCAATGAAGCTGGATCAAATCTAGGTGAAAGATATTATGAAGATGCTTTGACTACCCCACAACTTGGTCCGCTTACACAAAGAGGTGTAGCAGAGGGCGGTAACTCTGGGGAAACTCCAGTAACAGAACTGAATGAAACAAAGACCTTCAATACAGTGCTGTCTTCAATTAAGAAAACCACTGACTTCTTTAACTGGATGGAGCAGGAAGGTAATCATATTTATAAAGAATCCTGTCCGTGTGAATTCTGTTTCCAGAAGACCTCAGATTATCGTGGAACAGTAGAGAGAGGCGTAGGGTTTTTAGCTTAGTTGTATATAGCAAAGAGGATAAAAGAAAGGATATAGATATAAGCTCTAAAATAAAATAAACGAGGTGCTATAATGAAGATCAAGTTCTTCTCATATATTGAACGACTAGGAGATGCCTTATTCAATACAAGAGAAGAACAACTGAAAAAAGACATGCTTGAGTGGCAACGGATTGAGAATGTAGCTTTTCCTTTGAAACCTGTGTTGAAAAAGAGTAATAGAAAAATTTTTAGGTGAAGTAATGATTGGAAAATTAAGGCCACAAATATTTTTAGCCATCATAGTACTAGGTATTTTATCTGGGGTAGGACTTTTTTATGGGATGAATGAAATTGCAACTGGCTGCACTGGAGGAATTATCGCTCTTGGAATGAAATTAATGGAGAATGAATAGGGGGAGATTGATGACAACATTATTAGTGGTTGGAGAACAAGTTGATTGTGAATGTAGAGAGTCTGGTGAATGCAGTTGTGAATACAATTGTGAATGTAGTTGCAAATGTGAAAATTGCGATATTACAATGTGCGCCTGTGGCGGTAACTGTATGTGTGGAGGTACAGAATGAACCCTATAGCATTGATAAGTTTGGCTATTACCTTTTTGCAATTGAATAAGGGACAGACCGCTGAAGGTAAAAAGATTATCAAAGAAGCAACAGATGTAGTAAAAACTCTTGGTGATGCTCTCAAGGATAAGAAGATTACTGCGGCTGAAAAGAAAGCCTTGGTAAAAGAACTTAGAGAGTTTACTAAGACTACCATTGATGCTCTGGATAAATTAATAATACCAGAGAAATAGTTTTTACTAACTAATATAATAGGAGAGCGGAGTGAAGCAGGATATTCCTAATCCTCATGTAAGAGATTTCCAGAGAAAAAAATTGTATGCAGCTGAGGAAAGTTGTAGCTTCTGGCCTGATTGGATTGTTGAAATAACTGAAGAAAATGCTCGTGACTACATCAATAGTATGTCTGCCATGTATAAGATCAAAGAACCTACCTTATACACAGAGGATATTACTACACCTCATGGCATCAGACAAAGACTAGCTAAACAAATGGCATATGCTACTCCAATATATGTAGCCATTCCTTCTAATCTTCTCAGTAAACTTCCGTACATCTGTCATGAAATGGCACATGTTATTAATTATCAAAAAGGTCCAGCGGATCATCATGGTCCAAATTTTGCATCAATCTATTTAAAGATCATTAGTAATTATATGGGTTCTAAAGAATCTAAAGAATTACAGGATGCTTTTGATTTCTATAAGGTAAGTTACAATGTCTAATATTATGGCATACTTATTGCAGCAGACTGATGAGTTCAGAGATTCTTATTCCGATTTAGAGAAGAGGTTGGATGAGATATTAGATAAGTTAGAAGTCCTAGAACTTAGAATGAAAGAACTTGAATTGCGAGTAAATTTGAACCGAAACGAGGATGATTAGAGTATAATAAAGTATGACCGGAGAACAGTTTTGTGACTAAGTGGGATAATAGAGACAATAAAATCAGTAAGCGGAATAAAAGAAAACAGCAGAACCAAGCTTACGATTTCTCAAAACTACAAAAGAAGAAAAAGAAAAGAATCCATGTTTCAACTAATACTGAAAATTTGGAGTATAAATTTCTCAGACCAGATACTTGGTTTGAGAATGATGCTTAACTCTGTACACTGTAAATTTCTTGGTCATGTAAAATTTCCTCCGCTTATACAATCTTGGGAATCTGGTCATCGTGACTACTTATGTAGAAGATGTTTCCTGTATTTAGGAGAACCATATGCCTGATGACAATTCGTTTTTAGAAGAAGAAGATATTGAAAGTACTCTTGAACAAGTGAAAAACATTACCCTAACAAAAAATGAAGCTCTGTATCTAAGTGATTCCATAACACTTCTTATGGAACATGAACAAACTCCCGGACTTATACACATGCCAGCAAGACATTTAACTGCTCAGGCATCTGTGCCGGTTCCATTGGAACTCATACAAAAAATTGGATTAGCTGTGTTAATGTCTACTGATCCTGAAAATAATACTAACGAAGCTACAATTGAATTATCAGTAGCTGATCTTTATCTACTTAGAGAATGTTGCCAAACTTATATTAGAGTCAATAAAGAATTAGTAGGTTACAATTTAATAAGAAAAGTGTATAGTTTACTATTAGAAGATAAATTAAAAGAACAATATTTGATTGAGACCCTCATGGAAACTGCGGATGAACTTGAGGAATCACCTTATACTATTACACCTTTTGAACAGATAAAAGAAAAGTATCAGAGTTATCTTAATCAGGAAAGTGAAATAACAGATGAGCGACAGCATTAAACCACCAGAGACTTTAGAAGAAAGTTTAATTCTCCAATCCCATTTTATTGGGATACCTAAAATAACTAAACGAAACTACAAAGAGTTCTACAGGCGAGGCAAGATTCTCCAGATTCTAGGGGTAGGATTTATGGAAAATGGTAGAATGCCTATGCTTGTAGAAATAGAAAATCATATTGATTTGATAGAAACTCCTGCGGTTAAATTAGACCGTAAACAATTTGAGCGTATTTTATTGCGTTTAATAAATGATCTAACAAATAACCTCGTGGAGATAGAGAGTTCCATTAGTGTAGAAAGTACTGTATTACATGACGTATGAAACACTGGGTACAATTCTTTTAAGTACCGTAGTGGGTAGCTTAACTCTTTTCTTAGTTTATATAAACTGGAAAATACTTAGAGTATCACAAGCACTTCTAAAGATTAGTTTAGATTTGTTAGCAGAGACAATCATAATCAGAGAAGAGACTGTTTTGATCCGACATATCTCAGAAAATATTTATGTAGAGAGTGTTCGACTTAGAAAAGCTTTAGGTGACCCGGTTGAATATTCACCCAAGGAGTAACAATATGGTTGAGCAAAAAAACTATGGACCAACACAAGAAGAAACACAAGAAGAAGCTCGTGAAAGATTAGTAGAGAATATTATGGAGAATCTCCCTGAAGAAGATTTAGAATCAGAGGATGATGATATTGGATAATCTTCCAAAAGCAAAAGTAATCATTATCCTATGCTTTTGTTTTTGGATAGTGATGTTATACTACTGTTTAGCTTTTATGATAGAACCAGTGTAGGAGTTTTCAATGTCGTTCAAACATTTTTTGATAGATGAGAACACCATGTTGAGAAAGAAAATTGAAGAGTTACAGCAGGAACTACTTGAGTTACAAAGGGATACATGCAATGAATATCATATGCATGAACACTCAGTATTAAAAACAGTAAAGGGGAATAGTAATGAAGCTTGAAGGTGACGCAGAGATAGGGGAGTTTTTCTTAGTTGATCTTATTAACGATGGAGAGATGGTTCTTCTAAGACCAGTGGCTAAGAGTGGGACTCCAGAGTTTTGGAGACAGGTTTATGATAGAAAAGATATACCTGAAGATTCAGTACAACGTTTCGTTGTAAGAGTAGAGGGAGATGGTTTCTATGATTAAAGAATTCATTAATAAGTTATCCGGGCGGTATATGATAAATGGAATATATATGGGTAAGAAACGCTTTGAGATTATTAATCAAACTAAACTTGATCTAGCTAAAGAGTATAAAGATTGGTCAGTCAAAGAGATACTAGATGAGGCTATGAAATATAGAATCATAGCAGAGAGTTCTATCAAGGCTGAACGATCTGAAATGGCTGACGGTGAAATAGAATCAAACAAAAATGCCAAGATAGTTGCAAGTACTTATGCATTATGTTTGAGTCAGATAGGCAAAGAGAAGTTTGCTGAAAGCTACACTTATATAAGATAGTTTGACAGTATATAAAACCTATGGTAAGCTAGTTATGTGAGAGGTGATTCAGCCTCCCCTCTCACCATAATATTTGGCTCCCTCAGTGAATCCTGACTAGAGTATCAGATAGATACTGGATTCATTGGGGGGGTTTACTTTTCTCCAAATTATGATATACTTAGTATAACAACTTATTAAAAGAAAGGAGATAACTATGAGCGCATTGTGGTTCAACTTCAAAGAACAGAAAGATGAACTCGTATATTGTCAGAACATAGATTGTGAAGACGATGAGTTTCAGCCACTTAGACCAGAAGATATCTCTCCATATAAATGGAACGGTTTGACCGTATGTATTCCATGTGCTGGAGATTTAGTCTACACAGATTTTGCAGCAAAATAGGGGTTGCAAATTATAATAACCTATGATAGAATAAGTATATAAACTAAATAGAGCGAAAGCTCAGAAGGAGACCAACGTGGCAGCAAATCTTTTTGGCAACAGACTAGAGCTAAGGCGAGAACCGGCGTGGCATAACTTGGGACATGTGTTCCCACAAGATGAGAAGGTTACTGCATTAGATGCGATGGCAAATGCAGGAGTCCTTTTCGGAGTCGATAAATTTCCACAGGTTATCAAGTTACCTGATGGAACAGAAATAGAAACTGGTGCTTATGCAGTTGTAAGGGAACCCACCCATGACGATCCAGAACATAGGGTTCTTGCTACAGTAGGAAAGAACTGGACTGCAATACAAGCAGCGGATTTGGGAAAATTGCTCAATCCCATATCTGAAAGATTTCCAGTAGAGACAGTAGGAGCAATAGGTATAGGTGAAAAGATATTTATTACCTTGAATGCTGGTAGCATTAAAATTGCTGGCGAAGATCATGACCTATACTGGTTAGTAACAGATCATCGAGACGGCACAGGGGCACTATCAATTGCCTTCACACCAGTAAGGGTAGTATGTCAGAACACCTTAATATATGGATTGCATAATGCAAAGGTCTCAGTGACGCTCAGACATAATAAAGCTATCAACGTTGATACATCGTTCTATCTTGACCTGTTCAACCAGATGGCTACTGCTCAAGATACTGTGATAGAAGCTATGGATAGCTTATCTACAGTAACCCTGTTTGATAAACAGGTAAAGCAGATTGTCGATACAGCTTATATAAATGCTTCTAAGCCTAATCGACTAAAGATTTCTGAGGGCTTTACTGAAAAAGATGTCTCTCCAGAAGTTTGGGGAGCTATCCTTGCAGACCGCAAAGAACCTTGGGAAAAGTATCAAGCTGCACAGGCTAGGGTAAATAGAATAAAAGACCATGCCTATCAACGAATAGAGGTCTTCAATGAAGAGTACCCAAAGCTTGCCAACACTCCTTGGGCGGTGTACAATGCGATAGTAGAAACAGAAGATTATCGCCGTGGACATGAAGACTCCGGTACCAAGATATTCGGTACACGAGCAGATACTAAGGCTAGGGCATTCGATAAAGCCCTAAGTTTTGTAAGCTAAACAACTAGTCCTGAGTAAGACTCTAAAAGGCTCCGCTCCTTTCAATACCCTAGCTCCTCTGGTGTCCCATTGGGGCTAGGGAAATAATTTTAAGAAAGTAGGTCCACATGGCAGTTAAAGATACAGTAACAGAAAAGGGTTCTTATAGAACCAGTGTTCCAGTAGAGATAGATACTTACAGGGGAGAAGTTCGTACTACTCCACATGTCTGGAGTCTACTGCTCTATCAAAAGCTTATACTTGATCCAGATGGGTTCGGGGAGAGGATGAACAATGAACCTCTCACAACTGATCTGATTACTTATAAAGAGTTTCAAGAGTCCGGTTATACATCAAGTACAGTTATACCAATTCTGGGGTCCAAGCTGAGGTTCTCAACTCTTAAAAAGATATTCAATGAAACCACAGATTTCTGGAATGGTACCCTAGCACAAAATCTAAAGAGTAAGTTCAAAGCTGCTGAACGAATCACTGACTACAGAAAGGAATAGACTATGCCAAGAGCAAGAACAAAGATAAGACCAACAGTACAATCAAGCCTATCAAGTAATCCACTTGAATGCACTCATTTCTTCCAACTACCACAATTCAAGTCTATCAAGTAATCCACTTGAATGTACCCATCACTTCCAGCTACCATCACTAGGTAGTGAAGTCTTGGGGGTATGCAAAGTTTGCGGTGTAGAGAAGATACACTACAATACAACGAATCCTGAATCATTGAATCCTTGGAGAAATAAAAAGACCAGAGAAGAGGATGCAATAAAATTGGGCGAAGAATTGAATAATGCTAAAACTTCCTAAATCTGCATATTTTGATTCTAAGCTCATTGTAATATCTATCCTAGTATCAATAGCACATTTCTTTGAAGACCTGATACTGGTTATTATAGGTAGACATACAGAAATACATATAGGAATAATAGCAGTAAGTGTTATAACCTTTGGATTATTCATAGGTACAATAAGCAGACATCCAAGGGTAAAAAAATACTTAGCTGATTGACCAGAATGGTAATCGCAGATTGACCAGAAGAATTTAGAGTTTTATATTGAATTCAGCAAATTTTTTAGTGTTTGTCAAATTTTTGAGAAGCGAATAGTATAATTTATATAAAGACAAGATACTTAAGAAGCGATTGAACGTTTACTTTTCAGTGGAAATTCTTGCTTAGTGGCTAATACCTGAAAGCCACATCATTTTTTTAACCCACATTGTGATTTTTTTCACAAACTCTTATTAATGCTTACCCTCCGTCAGTCTTTAAGTTAAGCTCGATTGTGATTTATTTCACAAACTTGACATTGAGCTAAAAATGTGGTACACTTAAATGGGAAGGTCAATTAATTTAACCGCATTGTGAAATTTTTCACAATCTCGATGTATGTAAGTAGAGCAACTACCATCATTGTGAATTAAATCACAAACGTTGTTATATATATTTTCAATTTGTCAACATTGTGAAATTTTTCACAAAGCGGATATATATATATCGGGTTTGTGATTTTTTTCACAAAGGAAGTGGGAATGGAAGGAGTATAATAGATAAACCAATTGGAGGAAGGAAGAACATGATGGAAGGAAGGGGGTACAACTACGACAGGGAAGCGATGATGGAGCTGCTGAAGCGTAACAATGTGCCCTATGTGGAAGTGAAGATACATCTGGATGGGGTCCAGAGGGAGAGTAGCCCTATAGGGCATATAGCAGATTCCTTTGAGATGCTAGTGAACTCCCTATTAGGGGATATTGTTATGACTGCTTCTAGTGATGCTGGTCATCTTCTTTCCTACCACACCCAGCTTTTAGATAATCTCTGTCGCTTGTCCGGGCTAATAATGAACGAGGAAGGAAGGCTGGAGAGGTTGAAGGAAGGGCTGGATAAAATGATAAGGAAGCACAAGGAAGGAGGGGAGGAAGAGGAGGAAGGGAGGAAGACAGAGGTACCTCAGATATTCCTCAATGCCTTCAAGGAAGAGAAGGAGG